GATCCACCCATCGTACCATCTGCACCACACGCACCTATTAATATACTTTCAAGTCCGACCATTCTAATTTTACTTGTAGCCATGTGAACTCCTTAGTTCTTTTATTTTTTCTTCAATTTCAGTTTTCGTTTTTGCTTCAAAATATGCCTGTACACCACCAATTGCGATGACCTTAGGAGACTTACCCTGAAACATCACTGAATTATCGTTAACATTCCAAATTAACATCCATGATTTCTTTGGTTTAATTTGCATGATTTCACCTCTCGATATAACAGTTTAGTTTTATGTTTGAAAAGCTCATGTTTTTCTGAACCTCATCTTGAATCAAAGTCTGATAAATCAATTTTGTTTGAAAATATGCAGATGTGGTTTGTGCGTATTCATCGAATATCTTAAGAACGGCAGACGTTACTCCTTGAAGTGTTGTAATATCAACCTCGCCGGTCTCAAAATTCTCACAGTAAATATTAATAAAAACAAACCCTTCGTGAACATCGGCATTGAAGTTCAAATTATTTAGAATTACAATATCCTGAAGCTCTGAATTCATCGGCTTTTTATTTCGGTAAATCGATCCTGTTATTAAATCGGTTATATCGGAAACATCAAGCAATCCGAAGATTATTCCATTTACATCGAAAGTTGTTTTCATTGTAATCCCGTTTTTATTCTGAGTTCAGCGAGTAGCATTTTTGCGTTTGGAATTCCACCAGAAAGAACATCATATCCTTTCGCCTCGACAGCAGCACCATAGCCCATTCCTGCACATACAATTAATACAAGCCCCGTTCTGTTCTCCCGAAGAACTTCTTCCAGCACTTCTTTGGCAGCAGATCGACCTTCAGAAGTGCCCTTTAAATCCACATTCAAGGGTTTCCCGTCAAGACCAACAAGGTATCCGACAGATGATCGTAAATTACCTGTATCATCGTGATAAGACCCTTCTTCTGGACGCTTATTCCGTTCCTCAGTAACAAATGTCTCTCCGACATAGTTGAGAACCTCAATCATTTTATATAATTTCTGATTGATGAACCTATCTATTCTATCGGCGAAACTATTTGGAGCGAACATTGGGGTCAACATAATATTTCCGTATGCAGTTGGTATTTAAACAAAGACAATATCTTGAATTCCTCATCAAAGAAGCGAATTACAGCCGTGTCGGGTATTTCTTCATCGAATAAGCCACAGAATACCTTATAATGATAAACTATGTTATCACCGCCCATTTTGGCACTATACAAAGGACTTATTGGCTCTATCCTGCATTCTATTGTGAGATTGACTTCACGACCCGGAGTGTAAACACCTCCGACACGTTCACCTTCTAATTTATAAGAGATTACGGCAGAATGTGGTCGATTGGTTACCATACAGCTTCCATAAATCCGGGTTCAGAAAGCCCGTGTTTTTTTAGCAATTTACGCCTTAATGTGAGAAGTGAGGATTGAGAATATTTAGTTGTCTGCAAACCTTCTTTGAATTCAGGATGAGAAAGCAGATAGAGACATATATCGGCACAACACAAATCTATACTTTCTTCAGAAGTATATATGTCCGAACCGGTAATGTCCCTATCCGACATAACTTTTTCAAATAGATTATCGTTCGTGTACTCAATCAGACTTTGCAGTGCTTCAAGATTGGTCATGTTTAGAATGAAGTATGGGATTCAGTGTTCATAATCCAGCTTTGATCAATGTTTACCCAGATCGGGAATGCATAGATTTCGCCTTTTGTGAACTCTGTGACAGGATCGACATCTGAGTATTTAGAAATAAGAATGGGTCCCTTCTTTGCTTGGATAACCTGCTTCGGAGGATTGGTCTCTTCTGCACCTTTGCAGTGAAGCATATTTCCGCAAGGCATTTCAGGAAGGAATGTTACATATTTGGTTGTCCAAGGATTGACGCTCGACTGAACATGTTCTTCGGTTTCAAGTGTAAGATACGTATCAAATAATATAATCTGAGGACGGTCTTCACCAGAAAGGAAATTATTGACCATCTCAAGAGTGGGTGCACGAGCAACTTTCGATCCGTTATAAAGCGCATAAGGAATAAGATTTTGAACTTCATCACAACCTCTAAATTGCTGCCATTTGGTTCTGTTCATAATAATATATCTGATTTTAGAACCGGCAGCACCAGCTTCAGTGCAAATGGTTTCAATATCTGCAATAGGTGTCATGGTTGTTGGTGTGGTTGCACTCCAATGCCTGTTAGCTGAAGCAGCAACTTCTTTGTTCGCAGTGGGAAGTCTGAAATCAATAGCATTCTCTGTTATGATTCCTGCATTGTTTGCTTTTGAAAGTGTTACCTTTCCTTGAGAAAGAATCTGTCCTGTGAGCCATTCCATTTTTGTATTACAGCCAACAACACAGGCGTCAGGATCGTCAAATACCATATTAAGCAACACTTTTTGATCTGCGTCTGCACGGGCATGGAGTGAATTATATTCCATAATGTCCGTTGTTTCCATTTTACGTTTCATCATAATCGGCTGAAGCATACCAGTCAATTTGTTGACAACTCTGCGTGTTTTTAGTGGTGCAGAAGCATTATAACTTACAACGTCAGCAGCTACCGCATTTCCTTTTGAACCTATAAGTGCTTCATATTTTAAGCTCATTGTTGCTTTTAGGGGAAAGAAAAGAGGCCAGTACAATTTTTTATAAGTTCTTTCCCCGAGATATGCTTGCATTATTTTTGAGTTTATTCCGTTAAGTAATGTATGTTCCATGATTGCTCCTTTATGCAAATCTAATGCCAGGAAGCAGGGTTTTCATTTCATCAGTAACGGAAAACGGAAGTATGGATTCAACTACAGTTCCTTTTGTAATTGCTCCAACACTTACGTTGGCTTCGGTGTCTGTTACGTCTATATTGTCACGAATAAGTGCAATAGCATCATAGAGGGGAGCGAGATTTGCTGGTTTTTCAACTCCATCTTCCATTCGATGGCTCGGATCGGTCAAAGTAGCTCCGGTCTGTCCACCATCCCACCCTGTACCAACAACAGTCCAATCGGTGAAATCAACTCCACCATCCTGAGCCAAAGCGCGAATAGCTGTTTGAATTGTTGCAGCGTTATTACTTGCAGCGGTTGTACCAGCTAACCGAAGCAGAAGAATTTTGGTTGAAGGGGTATAGGTAACTGCTAAAGCATCACTTCCGTTCTGATTAATGGTGCAGATAATATCATTGGCATTTCCACGAGGTGCGGAGATTGCCAGATAATCTGCTGCTGTGTCCTCAAGTGTTGCCAAACTTGCAACTGCAGCGTTGGAAGTTTCAGAGACTCCCTGATAGAGAACAGTATCAATAGGAACAGGTTCAACAGCGTCAAGCGTAGCAGTAATAGTGATAGTATCATAAAGAGTTTCAGGTGTAGTAATAATTGTAATAGCAGTTGAGACTTGACCATTTGTGATAAAGTCACCAACAACAAATTCGTGGTTTTTCAGTACCCTGAGTTCTACAGCCCCTGCGACAGCAGCAGCTTGCATGGCTGCTGTTTTAATGAGGTGATATTTTCCGGCAGTCGATCCATCCTCACCAATGACAGCACCTGCTTTGACTTCTTCTGTGAGTGCTTTCAGGTCAGCTACAGTGAATGAGATCCCGCCCGGAATATCTTCAATGATATTTTGAAAGACCGGATTATAAACTGTTCCGGTTTCTTTTGTAATTTGTAAGGACATAGTAATTACTCCTTTGTTAATCCTGGTATGTCTTTTCCTTCAAAAGTTTCATCACTTGCACCCTTGTTTTTGGATTTCGCAAACTCTACAGCTTTATCCTCTGCAATTGTGCCAGTATTTGCCCCTATTTGTGGAAGTGTGCCATTCTTTATGGCTTTGTCAATTTCGGTCTGTTTGTAAGCAGTAAACTCTGTTTTGAGAGATTCTACTTCACTCTTTACTTTTTCTATATCTTCTGTTTTTATGAATTTGGACAAACTTTCCGGTAGTTCAGCATTTTTCAGTTCAGCTATGATTGTGCCCTGAATGCCTTTTATTTTTTCCCCGTCAAGCAACGCCTTAACGGATTCTGTTAATGACGTTATTTGTCCTTTCAGTTCGCTAATGGTTTTTTGATCTTCAGTAAGATTTGGATCAGGAGGAGGAGGTGGTGTTTCTTTCTTTTTCTTATCAGCATCTGCTTTGAGCTTATCATCGTGAGTTTTGATTGCCGCAGTGACTCGTCTGTCCGTCTCTGATTGTAAGTACTTCTCAAAATTTGCTCCGAATCCAGCTTCATTTAATGCCTTTGTGAAATCTTCGTTGCTCATATCGAGGCTTGTTTTCAACGCCTTGACAGCTTCATCAATCTTTGCTTCATCATCAACTATGATAAATTTAAATAACTCCTCACTTAACCCCGCTACCTTTAATGCGGTTTTAATCTTAGTCGTTAAGTCCATTTTTTCTCCTTATGGCGTTATGGTTTCTTGGATTTTTAGTGACATTGTATGTCCCTGTTTGTTTGTTTTAAGTTTCGCCGATATCATAAATTCATGGTTGCTGGGGATAGATGTGAAGCAATTTGATTGCTTGCCATGCCCTTCCTGGGAGACCTTTTGTTTTGATCGTGTTGTAAATGACACCATTGATCCTTTCTTGTCTCTATCTAAGAAATTAAATCAACATTTGTCAAAAAAATTATCATTTACATAAATATTTCTTTACCAGCTCCCTCTTGTTCAAATCAATATTTGTTGATGGATGCTGGTTTGCAAATTCATATTCAATTTCAACATATTGTCCATTTTGCCACGTTCTAACCATTTCATGTTTACCAACATTTCTCATAAGAACAAGACAAGTTTCAACCTTGAATATCGCACAATTACACCCCACTTTTTTAAGTCCCCCTGCATTGATAATATCATAAGCGAAGGTTTCAAGGTCACGCATTGACCTGTCTGAGTTCACCATAAGCTTTGTAACCTGTAACTCACACTTGTTATCTCTTAGGAATTGTTTATTTGTCATAAGTCCACCCGTCTATATAATTACCGACAATTGAATGAGTACAACCACATTTGCTACACGTATAATTACATGTTCGTATATTCCTGTCCGGATTAATGTTTTCACCATCTTCATTATACATTGGCGCAAAATACATGGCTGTTATCGTACCAGCCATCTCAGTTCGTATTGTTGGCACACAACAATATGGACATACTGGGATATCCCCAGTAAAAATAACCTTTTTATTCCTTGTTTCTTTTGTCATTATTTCACCTTTAATATTGATTTCTTTACCTTGAAATCCTCTGTTAAATTATCTCTTACAAAATAAGGCTTCGTTTTATATTTTGCTATTTTACCCTTGTTTTTCTCGATCCAGTTCTCCGCTGTCTTTGGAATAGTTCTCACATATCTCTGAGGTCTTATCTTACCCCCGTTTATGTGGTCGATAAACTCTCTCTTGTTTAATAATATTGAGGTTGAGTAACAAAAACAGCCCACATGCCATCCACCAAAGACAAATCCCTTCGGATAACGACCCTGCAAATCATCGCAGTTATGCACAACAAATCCTTTTATAACAAAACTATTATCTTCTTCTACTGCCAAATTATATTTTGTTATCGGTGCTTTATTTTCGGCTGTCCAATCTTTTATTTTTGTAATTTTTACATTCATAAATTCATAATTACCAGAATGATTATTTATAACTCTATCTATCTCATTACTGCATAAATTTAAATGTTTTCTTATCTCATTATCAGTAAATCTTAATACGGTAAAACCTTTATTCTCTATTTCTTTTTGCCTTTTTAAATCTTTTTCTTTATCTTGATGCCAATACCATCCGTCACATTCCAATGCTATTTTATAATCGGTTAAAACAAAGTCTATGAAATATAACCTTTTATCTCCATTTTTACGATAAACATCCCTTTCAAATGGGTAAGTATGAATATATTTTATTCCCTTTTGCTTTAACAACCATTCCATTTTCTTTTCTATGAATGTAGAATTTTTATTCTGAGCTAATTTTTTCATCGCTTTAATATTATTTTTAGCTTGCTGAAATGGATGTGTTCCATTCTTAACTTTTTCTCTCATTGTTATCATTAAATTTTTTATTGCTTTCTGCCTATTTTCAGGATTAATTAAATTATCTACATTTTTACCGCTATCTACCCAATCTTTAAAATAAGGGATTCCACCCTTGCATCTTTTTTTTGCCTTTTTTGATATATTTTCTCTATGATTAGGATCGCTCCACTGTTTTTTAGTTATCGCTTTGCTTGCACAAGATTTAGAACAATATTCTCTATAATATGGAATTAATTTCCCACACCATTTACATCTTGAAGCTAATATCTTAACTTTATCTCCAACTTTTATATCTTTTGCTGGAATCCATTTATTATTTATTAAAAAAGGATGATTCTCTGTTGAGCTTATTTTGTTAGATTTTGCCCTGCTATCATATTCACATTTATATTCAATAGTCCTCATTTTTACTTTATGAGTTGTAGTTTTATATTTTTTAGTTACTCTTCTGAATTTTCCCTTATGAGTTAAAACTAAATCATTTTCTTTTATTTTATAAATAGGAATCCAGCCCTTTGAAGTTAAAATTCTATACTGACCTGATATAAAACACATGTCCATTATTTCGTGAGAAGCAGACAGATGAACCTCTATCCCTGTAACGAATGGCATTTGTTGTCTACGTGTGAAATCCGATAATCTATAAGCTAAGTTTGTTTCATTTGCAGACAGACGGAGGGCGTTCTTATATGAGCTTCTATAAACACCACTTCCCGGAGGGTATGCTTTGGCTGCTTTGCTCAAAACAAGTTTTCCTTCAACCCTAACTCTTCTGAATAGTTTGTGTGGTTCGTTAAGATAATTCCTTATATCTATGGATATTCCGGCTGCACTTTTGCCTGCGGATATACCCGAACCAAGGTAAAGCTCGATCTGACTTTTTGTTGCTTCGGTTAAATTCCAAATTCTTTTACTGAGATTTAACCCCGCCTCTGTTCGTTTCAGGAATTCATTGAGTGCTTCAAGATTGAGATTGTTATACGAGGTTATTATCTTTTGGGATATTTTGATTCCTTGCGTGTACATTGCAACAAGTTCACTGTTCTTTTGGTTCGCTAAATTCCAGCCGTATTTAACGTCCCTCTGGATGGCAGTATCGATCTCTTTGTATAATCTCTCAAGTGTCTTGGTTATTTGACGCTCAACGCCCTTATTTGACCGAAATAACATACCTTCTTTCATTATGTCGGGATAGTTAATGTGCTGATTTGCTATTCTTTTAGATAGTTCCTTTATTGCACTTTCAAGAATTGCCTTAATTTCTGCTTCTCTTTTGACAATATCTCTGAAAATACTGTCTGCATATAGCTTTTCTATGTCTATCATTTGACAGGAGTATCTTTATATTGATTTGATTTAAACCTTAGACAACTAACTGGATTGACCCCCCAAGTACCTTCCGTTGACAATTTATATAGCCCGGTTTCACAGATAACCCTTATGATAATTACGCCTCTTTGACCATTCTTTCTTACAATACGAGCAGTGATGTCATATATGCACTCACCGATTCTCTTTTCACCAGTAATCTCATAATCGGTCACCCTTGTATTCTGAAACGTTTTTCTCATATCTTTTTTAACGTTTCTGTTATGAGTTTTGATCCATGTTATTGTTAGTGACTTCATCAACTTAGCCCATGATCTGTTTTTCCATAATTCGAGAAATCGTTCAACTGCTTGTTTATGGTTCATACGATTCGCCTAATTTCTTAACTTCTTGCTTTTCGGCTTCGAGATTTTTGATTTCCTCTTCGGCATTTTCAATCATCGGGTTGGCTTTTACTGCGGATTCTTGACTCATAAACGCCTCACCTCCCAGTGCTTGTGAAATAGATTTAATAGTATTAACAGCATCCTTTGGAATAATGTTGCCAAATTCAATGCTTATGTCGAGTTCATCTAGTATGTCCTTTTTCACAACATAATTTTTCCCGGATACGACATCGACAATATTCCCGATTATTGCCTTTATAAGGTTTATCTCTCGTAGGATACCTTCACCGAATATCTCCTCATCGTTTTTACAGGCAATAATAGAATCTAACAGCATAAAATAAACAGTCTCAGCAGCCACCTTTCCAAGTCCTTTTATATTATCAAAACCAAGATTTGCAGTTGAGGTAAGTGTGAAAATGTTATTTCTGAGAGATTCCATTTGTAATTTTATGGATTCAGGCGACTCGTCCCATGTAAGATATTCAGCGCCTCCGTGTTGTGTTTTCCCGTCAATAAGTACTTCGTCAAACTGTAATAACTTCCCTACCTCTCCTTTTTCAGGCATAGCTTTGGGTGCCCCGAACAAAAGTAATAACGGATTGCCAAAATAGTCGTTGGTATCATCATGCTTTGATTCTCGTGATTCGAGTGTCGTAATTGACGACTGAACTGGAAACCATATTGGTTTCTTTGATGGTGCGGGATAGTAAATAACGGGTATTTTACCAATCAGATTCGGTATTTCATCAGACACATATCCCTGCCCTTTATCACTATAATAATAAAATCTATCCTTCGTATATAAGTCAACATGCTCAACAGTTTTATCGTCAACTGTGGTGGTTTTATATTTTCTTGCAAATCCATCCATATCACCATAATCATTAAAGTGTGGGTAAAGAAGATCTCCATTTTCATAAGATAACAGCAAGACCTTCACCTCTTTATCAGGTGTTATATACCATAGCTCTGCTACATGTGATTCAATATAAACCTTTTCTGCAAGTTTGCGCCTGAAAAAATCCATTTTATTCTTTTTTAGAATATCGAGAATCATGTCAAATGCTATTTGATTTTCGGGTGTTTTATTGTTTAACTTGAATATTACAGGTTTTCCAAATAAAAACGCTTTCCTAAAGTCCGTTATTTTCTTTTGATATGTCAAAACTATTTTGGCTACAGGTACTTTTATGGCATTTTTACCCAACCCCTTTATTTTATCCGGACGATTAAGAATTGCATGCTTGCCGTCATATTGATCTTGCCATGTTGCAATATCACGATCAACCGTATCCTTACATATCTTTTCAATTATTTTAGCATTGTCTTTTAATGCTAAAATTTCTTCAATATTCATGGTTTCTCCTAAAATATACCGAGTTCTTCGGCTGTTATTTCCTTTTTATCCCGTATCCTGATCGGTGTAAATATCATCTTAACCGCATCAAACTTATCGGGACTTCGATTAATTATTTTCTTCATTTCTTTTTTATCCGGCAATACTATTATTGTAGCATTGCTTCTATATTCATATTTTAAATTTAAAATTTCCTCGTCAAGTTCCTTGTCTGGTTGTAATGCAAGATTAATCCCTATTTCAGGATTTAGAGCTTCCCTAAGTCGCCAAGCAGTAAAGGAATTCATGTCAACGAAACTAAAATTACCATAATAATCCTTAATGCCCTTGACTGCCTTTGTGTAATTACCCTTGAATCCATAAACGTTTTTCATGCCCTGTTCGGCAAGTCTTGACTGTGTGCCGGCACCTTCTCCAACCACGTCTATAATACCTATGTTATTTTCATTCAACATTCCCTTTAATATTCCAGCAGCTTGCATGTGAATTTTCTTAGTCTTTGGCAGGTTAAGAGATTTAAATGAAATATGTTTCTCGCTACCCCACGCCATGACATTTTTATCTCTTCCCATACCTGCAACATCCAAAGTAATTCTTTTGGGATCTTCTACCTTTCTTTGTTTATTCCATCTTCTATGTGATGCTTCGAGCCATTCAAGTGGTATGAGACAGTCTGAACTTTCAATTGGATATTCACCAAGAATCCTTATTCTGAATTGGTCTTTTGGTCTGTAATATTGCCCCTCAAACTTGAAATCAAACAGGTCTGGTTTAAATTCCTCTTTTGTTATGCTTTGCACCCACCCCTCAGTATTTATAGCCCTTTTCACCGCATGATAATCAACCTGCCCGGAAATAAGCATTTTCTTTGACCGCACATTTGGCGAACTCAATGCAGATAAACTAAAATGAATATACTCTTCTGAATAGGTTGATCTATAACTCTCTCCAGTTCTTTTGAAAGGATTAAACGCAAGCCCAAGTCTCGGATCTTCACTCCCCATGAGACAACCCTTTGCTGCGTTAAAAATCTCTTGAACTATCCCTGTTGCCTCTGTCATTAATATCATCGTATGTAGAGAGTGGAAGCCATTCCATGCGTCCAGTGCTTTGTCGCCTGCTTTGAATGAAATCAGAAATTTATCTCCTCGCTCCTCTCCATTCTTATCGTAAAATTTAATTCCATCAGCCATTAATCTGCCATCGAGAGGTATCTTGAACGTTGAAAGCACCTTTCGTAACTCTGCCATCATGATCTTATATGCCTGGCGCCCAGTTGGAGCTGTCAATATAACCTTAACATCCGTTGGAACTAAGTATATTCTACAAATACCGGCACATGCAAAAACAAAATCCTTCCCCCGTGAATTACAAGACCGTATGGATGTGTTCTCGTTAAACTGCAATGAAGATAGTATCTCTCTTTGTTTGCGGTCTAAGCGTATTGTAGTGGCGTCTCTGATGAAGAAATTCCAGTCCTCCATCCATCTCTTAGCACGATCTATGTCTTTACCTGACTTTCTCATTGTCTTTTAAGAAATAAGGGCAAGCGGACCCACCCTTATAATTTTTTGGGAATTCTCCCTTGATAATGGCTGATTAAATTCAGCCACACCTCAAGTATGATTGCCGTTTTGAAACTCATTTAGTTTAGCTAAAACTTTTGAGATTCGATATTTTGTCTCCTCGATCGATAAATTTACACTCTGGGGTTTTTCTATGATTATATCTCCAGAATGTGTTGTATATGGATATATTTCAACTCCGTTCTTAGTGTTGATTACAGCTGTCTTTATGCCCATTATTCACCTTTTCTTGTTTTGTTTCTCTGCTGCGATCGCAAACATCACCGATAATGCTTTTGATGACCTTATTGAAACCATTAACTGTTTCCAAAACCGCCCCCATGCTTCTGCGAATATAAAAACTGAATAACCCCCCGAACTTTCAAGTGTTTTCTTTTGCTTTTCATCCAATTCACAAAATACCGGAAGCCCATAACCAAAAATTCTTTCATTATAATATTTTTTTAACCTATCTCTTTCCATTACTTCTCCTTTGTCTGGTTATTTCAACACCCGCCCTAATTAAATCTTTTAAGCTGATCGGCAAATTTAATCTAATACGTTTTAGTAATTTATTATGATCTCTTTTTAACCCGAGTGTTTTCTTTTTCAATTTTCTTGGTAACCTGAAAAACTTTCTTATATTTGCATAATTTATCTGTGCCGTCTCACATTTCATTTCTTTACAGAGTATTATTGGTTCAGATTCTATTATGTTTGGTATTGTAGCATTGACTACTGTCCCAATTTCATAATCGTTAATAAATAATTTACTACTCATCGTTTCCTTGCTTATTTCTCCTTGTTCATTTCATTTCCCGCATCATTTGCGGAATATGCCATATTATTATCGGTATTATCAGAATACACATTAAGAATATTAATAACAATAGTTTTATCTTCTGCCATAATCTGTAAAACCAGATACCCGTATCCATCTTAATCAGCCAGAATGGTTTCATATTATTTTTTCTTCTTAATTACGATCTTTGGAAGCCCGTTCTTTCTAAAATATCTTTTGATCTTTCTAAGATTTGGTTTCTTTATTAAGCTATTAACCTCATCTGAAGGTTTATATTGAATCACATGCAGCAGAGCTATGGTATATAACACCTGATAAAGAGGTGATTGTAGCATTCCATTCAACTTATATTCACCCATCCAAACATATTTAATTTTCGTACCTCCATATTTTATTGCTTCTTCAACCACATTTCTAATATCAGAAATCGGCGTTATCGGAACAACAAAATCCTTATCGTGATATTTATATAAAGATCGAAAGTTTCTTTCCCATTCATTTCGCATTTTCTGAAATTTTATTTCATCAACAGTTATCTTGTAGAAATTAACTCCCAATATCATCGCTATTATTAGAATAATTATAGTATTCATTTTTTACTTCTCATCTTTTTTTCTGCCTGTTCTATGAGATCGGAAAAACTCATGTCTATGTTTTTGTTCTCCGTCTTGAGCGGTGCATCATAGCCCATAAGTCTTGAAAGAGATTCGAGAGCTTTTGATTTATCATAGAGCTTAACTTTTATGTATGCATTATAAGTCATCTCACCAGCGTTTACCTGCACTCCGTCTTTATCATATTTTGGTTTGGCTGCCTTTTTAGTAACCTTAGAATCGATCTCCTGAATACACGCCTTTTGCTCTTCAGTCAAATTCTCGAATTCCTTTTTTGAGATCCACGTATTGTGCAAATGTGCTATTGAAGAAAAGGCAATCTTCATGTGTTCTAATACAACCATCTCTTTGGAAAGACCGAGAGACAATTCAATATTACCCCTCAAGAATTTTATAAATGCCTTAATGTTATGTTTTGTTAAATTGCCACTTGCTATTTCCTTTGCACTCCTTTTTGAATATCCCGCCTTTAATGCAGCCCTTGATCCATTCCAATCCAATATGTATTCCTTACAGAAGATACGTTGTTTATTCGTAAGTTCTTTTTCCCAATCTTCCATTGAGTATGAACTGTAGTCTGGAGCTTCTGTTGTTTTCATGATTAACTTTGCTTTCCCAGCCATTCAAGAAAATCGCTCACTGTTTTAAATGACCTTGTACCCTTACCATATGTCCATATAATCTTATCAAGCGGGTGTTTTTTTATGCCGAACTCCTTTGATTCCACTTCATATATCTTCTTATCCCTGAATACTATACAGTCAAAGTGTTCAATATTCTCTAACTTTTCAAGCATTTCTTCAATGTCCATGATTTCTTCCTTTCTTGTTTTCTCTTGATATGCTTTTCTATCTTACTACCAGCGAGCCCAAATTTTGACAATGCTACTATAGCATAACAGGTTTTCTTTAATTCTCTGTGCTCATCTGCTTTATGTAATCCTTCAAGAATATCCAAAAAATCAGACTCAGAAAGACAAGATAGACTAACCATATTCTCTATAAACTCACACCCCTTCCCTAAAAAATGATAGTTATATAATCTTACAATCTCGCAATATCTTTTTAGCATTCTGCGATCCTTTCTTGTTTTACGCGCCTCTTGTTCTTTCATGCGATCTCCTTTCGTTGTTTTTTCCATAGGTCGTCAAGCTGCTTTCTTAATTTCTGCAACTCTCTAATTCTTGTTAAATATTCTACTTGCTTTTCCTCAGGCGTATTAAATACAGATCTCCTATTATCAAATAATGACATAGGATTGTAGTTTTTCATAAAATGTTCTCTTTTATATTTTTAGCTATATAATACATCATTTTAGGCATTACAGAATTGCCAATTCTCGCCCATTGTTCAGTGAAATTCCCGACGAACCTGAATTTGTCGGGATAACTACACAATCTTTTTATTTCAGTTATTGTATGCTTTCTGTTTTCTATCGGATGTAAAGTACCATCGCTACTTGCACTATGATTAACCGTTTTCGTGATTGTTACAGACGGTTTATTTAAGTAATTTCTTGAAAGCGTAAAGCCCGAACCGTTTGGTGAATACTTTTGATACGATTCCCCAAATTTCATTTTACATATTCTTGGATAAATAACTGATTTTTTTATATGATTAACCCAATTCAATTCCCATTCTTTATTTTCTATGTCTTTTAATGCTTCTTTTACTATAATACATATTTTATTCGGCTTCGGGAATGTTGGTTCAAGATTCAAGTCTTTTCTAACTCCAATAAAAAATAGTCTTCTTCTACTTTGCGGGACTTCATACCACATTGCATTCATAAGTTTACATTTGACATTATATCCAGTATCTTTTAATGCTTGCATTATTTCATTAAATCGCCCCTTCATTTTCCCTTTCATCATACCGGATACATTTTCCATTACAAATACTTTTGACTGTAATTCATTTATTAATCGAATAAACTCTTTAAATAAATCATTTCTTGAATCTTTTACTTTCCTTTTACCGGCAGTTGAGAATCCTTGACATGGGGGCGAACCATCAAGAACATCCAATTCGCCAACTTTTATTTTACAGAATTCAAGTATTTCTTTTCCGGCTATTGTTTTAATATCTCTTTCCCATATAGGACAATCAAAATTCAACCTGAATGTTTCTACTGCATTTTTATTATTATCTATTGCAAGTAATTCTTTAAATCCTGCCCACTTATAACCAAGTGAACTGCCCCCACAACCGGCAAATGTCGATATTACAGTTACCATTTATAACCACAACTCGGACATTCGTTTTCAGTTCTCAATTCAGAAACCTCTTTTTCTTTATTTTCAGGGCTGTAATTTACATCTTCAAATTCAAGAAAATCCATATTGAAATCCATTTCTTCCAGTTCTTGAATCTCAATATCTAACTTAGCCCAATCCCATTCTGCAAGTTCTGCTGTTTTATTGTCTGCTATTCTGAACGCCTTAATCTGTGCATCCGTGAGGTCGTCTGCTATAATGCAGGGTATTTCCTTCAATCCCAACTTCTCGGCTGCCTTGAGCCGCGTATGTCCTGCCACGACGACATTATCCTTGTCTATTACAACCGGAACTTTGAATCCAAACTCATTTATAGAGGATGCTACCATATCCACAGCGGGGTCGTTTATTCTGGGGTTGTTATGGTAGGGGATCAGGTCAGTGATTTTCTTAAGAATTATTTCCATTTTGTCCTTTATTGTCCCAGTGCTTTAGCAATAAGCCGCATTTGTTCTTCTGTTAATTTGATTTTTACATTTTCATCCAGACCAAACTCCTTATGACAGAAAGGACACTCAATAAAGGTTGCAGGTTTATAGTCCTTCCCATATTTAATTTTATACTGATTCTGCAGGTCATCATCTGCCTTTTCCATATCACCCGCTGTCACAACCCCACTACCAACATTTGGATTCAAGTCCGGCTTAAAATTCAGGGCACTTTCAAATTCCATCCAATCAATATTTATGTTTGCCTCTACCATGACACCAATCTCTTGATTGAGCTTTTGGAAATCCCATTCAGACATTTCACTTGTTCGATTATCTGCAATTCGATATTCCTGTGCCTGTTTTTTTGTCAATCCCCTTGCCACAAGAACCGGGACGCTTTTCAAGTTCATCTTCAATGCTGCTTTCCACCTCGTATGTCCAACAATAATGACCTTCTTTCTGTCAACCACAATTGGTTGATTAAAACCAAGTTTTTTAATACTCTCAACAACCTTATCAATTGCATCATCATTCTTTCTCGGATTGTTTAAATATGGTGTTATTGCAGAAAGTTTCATCATTTCAATTTTCATTAAAACAACTCCTGCTGATCTTCGGATTGCTTCCATTCTTTAGCTCCGAGCCATTCACCGGCAATCTTTCTGTGACATTCATCGATGTTCTTTTCATAGCATAAAAGAGCAA